CGATTGTGTTTAGATTTAGATGTTTGTTCTGACTTTCAATATGTTTATCATAATCGAAATTAAAGTGTTTATCTAACTTCTTACGCATTTTAACACCATCTGGGGTAAGAGAAGACCTTTCTAAGTTTTCATACCCGTAAAGCTCAGCTAAATGCTTCATAATCATTTGACCATATCCTTTACCCTTCACAATACTTTCAACGATATCAATATAAACTTTATTTTCAAATACTGAGTAATCAGCATAAGCTACTCTTTCACCATTAACGAACATAGAAATATCTTTATATTCTTGACCGTGACTATAATCTCTTTGGTTGTCAACAAATTTAACTCCACTCTCATCCTCTAATAACCTTTTTAGAATTCTACCTATTTTCATAATTTTACTTATCTATTAACCATATTTTTACCTAATAAACCCTCTCTATGCATTCTTGTTTTTAAATCTCTAACCCATTTTTTTCGAACATCACCTTCTAATTGCTTACTAATAGTATTTAATACTGGTGAGTTATGAATTAACTCAAGGAAGGTCATTGTATCCCATTTATCTTTATGTTTATTATAAATTTGTTTAACATTATGTATTTGAGCTTGTAGTTCAGTTTTAGTGGAATTTATTGGTACCCCATATAGTGAACCCGAACCTAGTTCTCTAGCTTTATTAATAACTTTTTGTATATGTCTATTGTTCATCGTATCATCAATCCAATGGGCTAGCTCATGGTGTATACTACCCTTAATTCGTTCCTCGGTGAATTCATTTCTTAATGAATTTTGTTGTTGAATATCTAGACTAAGGATAGCCACTTTTAAATCACCACCATGTTGGTCCACAACGTATTCTACAGCATCTCTATTAACCGAAATCATAATAATACCAGAATTAGGGTTATAACTATTTCCATTTTTATTAACATAAATAACACAAGAGTTTAGTTCATTAGCCTTAATTGATTCTGGAGATTCTAATATATCCGTATATGTTGTGTCAAGAGTTAATATATCCCTATTAACTATACCCGTTTCATTAATTTTATCTATTTTTTCTTTAAAAAACATATCATATAATAAATCAACATCTGAATCAACATTTGTTAATCTTTCATTTAATAAATTTTCCCTTAGTAATTTTTTTATAACTTCTTTCATAACTATAAATATCGTTAAAACCTATAAAAGTTTGATTCCTTTACTTAAATTATCTGGTCCCCATAGAGGTTGAAGATTATCCAAACACCAACACTCTTTAAACCCTAAATCATTAGTTGATTCAAAATTAAAGCTAGTCATTGGTATCTTATGGTCAACATGCCATTCTCCATAATTCTCCCATGTCATTCCCTCTGTAAATAAAGCCTCTAAATGATTCATCAATTCTTCTAATGTATAACCTAATAATTGAAATGTTGAGCGATATTTAGCTACATTAGCTTCTTTAAGACATGTGTAAACAGCTGTGCGAGTTCTTTTACCTAATTTATATTTAGGGTCTTCCTTACAACGTTTAGCTTCATATTCTCTAGCGTATCTATTTACATGTTCACGATTATCTTCACGCCATTTAGTATGATTATCTTTAATGAGTTTTCTATTATTTTTAGACCATTCTTTATAATAATTAGATATATATTCTTTATTATTATCTACCCATTTTTTATTAGCAATAATTTTCCCACCAATATTTCTTCTCCCAGATGACCCTAATTCAACACCATTTTCTCTAAGTGTTCTAATAACAATAGTTTTATGTATCCCCATTATTTTACTAATAGAAGGGGAACCTTTTAATTCTTTATTATAAAGTCTTAAAATCTCTTTAATTTGCTTTTCAGTTAATTCTATTTTTTTCATATCACAAATATACGAATAAAAGATTTAAAGGTCAAGTATATAACGCAAAAAAGGTGGAAATAAATCCACCTTTTAAGTTTATAATAAAGAATTAATTATCTTAATTCGTTTAAGTTAAATGTTGGAACACCATCCACTGTAATATGCCCGTAAAAACGGTTATTAACGACTTTTTTCGCATATCTGGTCATAATACCTTTTACTGGAGCAAAGTTGAATGGGTTATACATTGTAGGTGTCAATTGTAATGGCACGTATGGAGCATAGATATACCCAGTGTCTAACAATGACTTACCTTTATGACCTATAATCATAGAGTTAGCTGGAGCATAAGGGTCTCTATACACTTGGTATCTACCGCTTAATGAACCTACTTTTTCAATCCCCATGTTGTAGTTATCTTGTTCAGCTGATGCATCAGAAACGTGGAAGTATTCTAAATCATCAAATATAGCTGAAATCTCAGAAGAAACAACAACAAAGTTAGCACCACCTCTTAAAGTTGATTTGTGGATTTGTGCAGAGATTTGGTTAACTCTAGTAATTAAAGTTTGATTCCAATCTTTTTGAGTATAAGCATTCGCCGCTAATGAAGTTTTTCTCCATCCGTTGTAATCCCATTTCAATTGCCAAGCCGCCGCTTTTCTTAAGTCTCTTAAGATTTCTCTATCGATTTCCGCCGCAACTTGCTCTGATAACATTGCAGTTAATTCAGCTTCAGCATCGATATTATGGAAAGCACTAACGTCTTGAGCAAGCTCTGGAGACCATGTAGCTCTTAATTTTCTTTCTTCAACAGATACAACTACCTCGTCTAATTTGAAAGAAACTTCTCCCATTTCAGTCTCTAATTCAAGAGACGCATATTCAGCCCATGAAACGATGAATGTAGTAGCATCAGCAGTAAATGCAGAAGAACCAACATATCCATCAAAAGTTTCAGTACCTGTAGCAGAAACTGGGTGAGTTATATCTAATTCAATGTAAAGGTTACCTTGAGCATCACAGATGTCATCATAAGCAACAATACCTTTACCGTATTTTTGAGTTACTAATCTAAATTGAATAGGAGCACTAGCCGCAACGATAGTATTACCATCTGGGTCAAGAATTGGAGAAGCCCCGTTAAGAACCATTAAAGAAGCTAAGAATGACTCAGTATCCATTTGATTACCATCTGGACCAGTTAATCTACCTTTTTGGTAAGAACTGAATCCTGAAACAGCCATCATAACACCTCTTACAGTACCATCAGTTGAAGCTGGTAAAGAAGCACCATTTGATGTGGTAAATTTACCTTCAGCGTCTAATGTTACTACGTTATAACCACCTGTAACAATAGTGATTTCACCTTTAGAGTGGTCGAATAAACCATCGTTATAGTAAATATCATAAAGATTTTTACCTTCGAATTCTGTTAATTCACAACCAGCACCAACAGTTATACAAGATGGTAAACCGTTTTCTGCCATAGAAGTATGACTTTGAACCGCACCATTAGTAACTCTATCTGAAACAACAGGTACGAAGAAGAATAATTTACCAATTGGCATATTCATAGCTTGTACTGATACAATTTCATTAGCTAATAATTTAGAGAATACTCTTCTTACAATAGGGAATACAACTGTCTCGAAAGAACCAGATGAATCCGAAGTAGTAGCTTCGTTTAATAAATGAGATGCTTCGTTCTCAAATAATTGAGCAACATTCTCTTTAACGTGACCTTTAAGACCATCTAAGAATCCTAATGAATCCCATTTTGTTTGTACGCTCTCACGTACTGCTTTCATGTGGTTTAAACCAATGTTACCCACACCACCGCTTGTTAATAAATTTGACATATTTAATTTAATTAATTTTTTTTTATTTATCTTTGTTCAACTCTTTTTATCAAGTCGTTTATTCTAGAAGTACCTTTATCTACTGTACTTTCTGTTATTTGATTAGAAACACTAGAAGTACCTTCTTTAATAATTTTACCCTCAACTGATTCAATCATTGGTTTTTTAGAACCTAATTCATTTGAAATAGTTTTGTATAACTTTTTAGACTCTTTAATAGTACTTACTTCTTCATCAAATCTTCCAACGATAATTTTCTTTTCAGAAAGAGTAGTTGAATGCTCCATGAATAATCTAGTTACATAACTTAAGTTTGAGTTAAATACAACACTCTCACCTAACATTCTTCTAAATTTGTTTAAAGCGACTTTTAATTCGTCATTTTCTTTTTTAATTTTTCTAGCTTCAGCTAATAAAGCACCATACTTTTTGTTAGCTTCTTCTAAACTTTTTGCTCCAGCACCTTTAATCGGAGTTGCTTTTCCTGGTACTCTTCTACCTTGTGCATTTCCAACTGGGATAGCTTCGTCTAATTCTTCAGCATCATCTGCATCATCATCATCAGATTCTCCCATTACCATAGGACCTTCAGCGTTTGCATACTTTACAGCATCATCATCAAAACCTCCATCTAAATTATCACCTAATTCAGAATCAACAGGAGCTTTAGTACCTTCGATATCACCTGATTCCATGCTTCCGTTAGCAACATGAGTATCATGTCCTTTACCTCTTACAATGTCTTCTGCAATACTATCAGCATCATCATCACCCATTTCAATTTCAAAAACAACACCTTCACCAAGTTCATCGTCTTCATCGTCTTCATCTTCCATTTCAGCACCCATTTCTGGTTCAGCATCCATTTCCGTTCCTCCAACTGGTGGAAGAGACATTGGCTCAATAGCATCTTCTTCAGCATCATAACCATCTAAATCATCCATTACTGAATCAGTAGTTTCATCTTCAAGACCATTAGCTTCAGCACCACCAAATTTAACTTGGTATTCAGCACCACTTACTGGGTCTTTAATTAAAACTTCATTATCAGAAACAATTTCGATTTCATCGTCACCGCTTAATTTTTTATAAACATTTAAAACCTCATCATCAGATGCACCTGTCATGTCCATTTCGTAGTCTTCAATACCACCTTCTTCAGCACCGTAGTCATCAAGACCACCTTCCTCTGAGTCAACACCAAGATTATCTAAATCCGCTCCACCCATTTCTGGAGTCATTTCTTCTGCATCAGCATCTGCTTCTGCACCAACTTCAATTGAATCATCAGATTGAACTTCTTCATCGTCCACATCTTCTTCTTCATATAAACTTTCGTTTACGCTTTCTTTAACAACACTATCGATTTCTCCTAACGCAAGGTTATGAAGTATTCCTTTTGTGTTTTGGTCTAACGCTTCTTGGATAGTTTTAATATCTAACATAGCACTCTCTACTATTGAATTTTTTTTGTCGGCCATTATTTTTTTATTTGTTTTTTTTTTAAAAATATTAATTATACAATCTTTTGCTTTTTATAATAATATATGTAAGTTTACCAAAAACTCTTTTTTATTATTATTTTTTTTTATTTTTTTTTTATTTTAATAAAAATTTATCTAACTTATCTATCAATAAATTACTTTTTTTTATTTCAGACTCCATAAATGGTTTTGCTTCACTTGTATTATTAAACATGTAAGAACCTGGAGTTGACGGACTTGTAACGATATCCCAACAGATTAATTCAAAATCTTCTTGTACAACTAAATCACCTTTCACCTCATCTAAAGAACCAACCCCTCTTGATGAAACACCAACACGAATTCCTCTTCTTAACATATTTGCAATTCTATCACCTTCACATGAAATGATACCTTGGTTAACAAAACCTGGTGACATAATGATTTCCATCTCACCAACTAAAGTTTTACCTTCCCACCATATTTTTTTAATTTCATGTGATACTCTATCATTAGATATAATAGAACTCTCAGGGTGGTCACTCTCTCCAATAGCTGACCTTTCATTAATTACTTGTTGATACCTATCAGCTTCACGTCTAAGAATGTGTTCTGGATAAATCCTACCATTTTTATTTTTAACGCCAAATTTTTGTAGTACAACAAATAAAACTAAAGGTTCAATCATGATAGTTGTTTTCTGACCAATTTGATTAGCTTCGTTAACAAACTTTTTATTTCTAATATCACTTGGTTCAATAAACCCAGCATCTTGTTCAGTAAGTAACCCAAATTTACCTTTACCAGCTTTTTCTGTTAATATTTTTGACATATCTTTTTAACAATAAATATATTATCAAAAGAAAAAGGTCCATAAACTTACGCTTATGGACCTTTTTTTTATTTTTTCTTTTTTTGAAACTCAAAATATTCATTACTATCGAACATATATTTGAGTAGTTTGTTTAACAATACTTCACTAACATCTTTAATTTTATCTGAGGTTATGGGTAATTCATTTATTTGGAATAACGTTATTTCACAACTCATAAAACTTTTCTTACCATATTTAACCCCAGAAACTCTCATGTCAAAATCTAGAATTGTAATATCACAATCAAACACCTCACAATCAATCTCAGAATAAACATAAGATTTTATATTCTTAGCAAACCTATAAACCACCCTACTATAATCAATTGTATCATCATCCGATATCGGCTGTCCCCAACAACTTATTTTATAATATATTGATTTTGGGTTCTTATTATCCACAGTCCCAATTAAAACATTATAATTATCACTTATTTCTAACTCTATTTCTTTACCTCTTCCTTTTAACATATCTTTCTTCCAAGTATACGAATAATAAAAATAAAAGTCAAGTAGATATCTACTTGACTTTTAGTTAGTTATAAATTCCTAAACCTGGTTTAGCTTAGAAAAACGATTTTTTAGGTTATAAGTTATCTTTGGTGGTGTTAGTAAATCCTCATTTTCTGATAACACACACATCATTTGGGTTTCTTTATTCGCATAAAGGTAGTGTTTCTCATTTTTTCTAATTATAAATGAATCACCTTCTTTATAAATATCACCATTGGTTTTATTATAAATTTCACCTTTAATGATTGTATTGTGTTCAAAGCTATTAGGGTGTTCACGTGGTAATAAAAAAGCATTTTCCTTAAAATAAGTTAAAGCTGTTATAAACCTATCATTCATATCAATCCCCATAACTGACACCCCAACCCCAATTGAAAGAGGTAAATCAACCCATTTATCTTTAATGAAAATAAATTCGTAAGGTGTGATATCTGGATATACATCAGCAAAATCATTAATCCTTTCTTTAACTTTACTTAAACAGCTTTTAGCTTTCAAGTAAGTTTCACTATTTTCGTTATTGAATATTTTATCGAATAAACTCATATTTAAAAATTTTTAGTTATTTTATTGGTAGTGAAGCTTTGATGTCATGTAATAATGAAATAATCTCACGTTTAGTAGCTTCATCTTCATCACTCATTTTATCTGCTTTACTTTCCCATAGGGTAGTAATTTTAATAACATCCTTAGCCATCTCATCTTTTTCAGTTTCAGATTTAACTAATCTCTTAGCTAACCACCAAATTACTATACCCATTACTACTATTACTGGAGCTTGCTCTAATAACCAACTCCCAACTTGTGCTTCTGGCATATCTTTATATTTTTCTTTTTTTTATATTATTAGTTAGTTAAATCCTCTTTCAGTTCAATCATTTTAGTGATATCTGAAATATAATTCTCTGAAACATATTCCATTCTAAGAATATAATCTTTAACGTCTAATAATTTGGATTTTATGTTAACATCACTTTCATTCAAACTATCATTAATCAATTCAATACACTCATTTTTTGTTTTCAATAAAACGTTTTTCTTATCATCATCAGTTCCTGATAAAGAAATTTTTATTATTTCTTTAGTCTCATTAGTTAAATCATCGTATTTCTCGTTGAATTTATCGGTTAACATACCGATTAAAATTGAGTTAGGTATTAATTTTTCATTTTTTTCGGTTATTATCACTACGTTAGTATTAACGTAATTAACTACTTTTGATAATGACTCAACCATCATATCAATGTTTTTACCATTAGTTTTGTTGAAGATTAAGTTACTTATATTTTCATGTAACTCTTCTTTCTCATACCCTTCAATTAAGGTGATTTTATTTTTTTCTAATATTGAAGTTAGTTTTTTATTCTCTTCTAGAATTTTTTCAACCTTGAATTTTTTTAATAAATTAATTGATTCCTTAACATACTCACTAGATTTAAAAGCATCCACCTCAGATTTCTTTTCAATTGCATAATACACATTGAATTGAGTTCTAAGTATTTCACTTTCTTTAATTGCTCTTACAAACTGACCAAATATTTTTTTATTGGTTTCCTTACCACCAGCTAAACTTTCAGCTAATAAGGTATTGAACGTTGTTTTTATTTTACCGAAATTTTGCATATTCTTTTTATTAATAAATATGCAAAATTTTAGTAAAGTTATTTATTCACCCTTTAATTTTGAATCAATCTCATTCATCATTTTAGTAATGTTTTGATTTATCTTGGTATTTTTAATGTCAATATTAGTTTCAACATCATTATCCTTAGTAACATCACTAACAGATTCAATTAATTTATTCAAATAATTTTTTTTATGTCTAGCATCACGAGAGTCAAGTTTTTTCCTCAAAATGTGCTTCTTCTCATTTAAAGTTTCTTTGATTAATCCACCGTTTAATAATTTAGACTCAGCTGAGAATTCAGTATCAGTAGTATCAGCATCACCAGTATCAGCACCAGCATCCATATCTTCACCAAAATCACCACCAAAATCACCATCACCAGTGTCATCACCAGTATCTTCAGTTCCATCAGTTTCATCTCCGAAATCAATATCACTATCATCTCCGAAACCTCCTCCGAAACCTCCACCACCACCAGTTGGTCCACCTTCGCTATTCTCATCATCATCTCCTACAGCACCACCTTTCAATGCTACGTCCATATCACCGTAAATCTTATCAACTTTATCAAAGAAACCTGTGTGTTTAATAACGTTAGAAGTGTTCTCTAATTCCGCAGCCGCCGCTTTCTCCATTCTTTGTTCAATTAAATCTTGTTTGATTTCGTCATCACTCCAACCTAATATTTCACGTTTACCTCTAGTCATTGACATCACACCAAAACCATTACCAGCATCTGATACAGCATTTTTATATGCATCAAATTTATTACTCAAATGTTCGATTTTCAACATCTCAGCTTGAGTAGATGGATTATTTAAAGTTAATGTAAAATTATCTAAATCATCCTCAAACCCCAACAAATATAAATGTATAATTGCAATTTTATTTAATTCTTGAATCATAGATTGTTGAACTCTATTAATAGTTCTAGAAAAACGAATATCTTGTAAAGCAAGGTTCTTACCCTCACCAGTAGATTCTTCAAAACCTAAGAAAGATTTAGGAACTCTTAACGCTGTGAATAACTTACGTTGTAAGTATTCAATATCCGCAATTTGGTCAAGATTTTGAGCACCTGGTAAAGTATCTATAGGTGTGTCAGCATTTTCAGTTCTAGTTGGTATGAAGATATCTTGGTCGTAACCCATTTGATTATATCTTAAATCCATTTGACCTGTTTGTGAATCAATTAATGGAGTTCTTTTAAACTTATTAGCAATTTCATTTACGTAAGCTTCAACATCCTCATTATCGATATTACCAACATAAATCTTATACACACGTCTTTCTGGTGCTCTAGTTACTCTATAAATTAACATAGCATCTTCAGATAAACGTAATTGTTTCCAGATTAATCTAGCTTTCTCTAATACTGAAGTACCGTAAGGAAGTTTTCTATCATCACCTAATAATCTAAAATGACCTATTTGCCAAGAATTGAAAACTATATCTCTACCCTTCCAAATAAACTTTGTTTTATTATCACTATCATTTGGATTTACAACGCCCATATTTTCAAAGAAATCAAAATCTCTACGTTCTATCTCAAAGTTAGGTAATTGTCTAACTCCAATCACACCTCTTTTATCATCTATATTTAAATGAATGAAGTTATCACCGTATTTACATGTGTTTCTAGTCCACATAGGTAAATTCGTGTGAATATCTAATTTGTTAAACATTAAATCCTCTAGGATTGATTTAACTCTTTTACTGTTAGAATATACATTAACAACCTTACCATTATTATTTGGGGTTGTAGCTTCTTCCATCATTATATCAAGCGCCGCTGATATTTCTGGGTAGAATTCCATATTCTCAAAATCAGAATAAGAACCAACACGAGTAGTTTCATAATGAATTGCTTTTTGAAACATTTCACCATCAATCTTAGCCCAATTTTTACTTAAATACTTTTTTTGTTGTGCTTGTAATTTAGCAGTTTCATACTCTTCTTTAGATGAAGTTCTTAATATTTCATTATTACCAATAGAATATCTGTTAGTATTTTGTTTATTAATTGCAACACCATCTTTAGTGAACATATCACTTAATTTCTGGAAAACAGTTTTATTTTTATTTGACATTTTTTTTTTATTTTAATATAGTTAATTTTAAAGTAAAATAAAGTATTATTCTACATAATCACACTCAACATAAGCCCACCTATGGTAAACTCCGTCAAATGTAGTATCGTAAACATAAGTTACCACCCAATCCTCACCCTGACTAGACGTGACTGCATTACAATAATTTTGTGTTTTTAATTTATCAATTCTACCAATAGTAGATTTAGTTACATCAGTGTCTGGTGACCATTTATATAAAAATTTATCATATGGTTTACGCACGAATACTTTTTTATTCATATTATTTTTTTTACTTTATTATTATTTCATCCCACTAAACAACCAACTATAATCACCATTTGGGTCTTGCATATTTTTAGAAACCAATGGTGAAAATTTAGGTTTTGGTAAACTTTTCTTACCACGACCATCTTTAGGTACAAAACCACTACTAACATGTGATTCGTTATTAGGCATTACCCAACCACTTAACATAGATTTAGTTTGTTCGGATACTTTTCTTAATTTTCTAAATGAATGTTCTAATATCCATAATCCCATTCCTAACGCCATCAAACAGTCATCGTGATAACCCTCCATATGGTCTGGTCTAGAATTCTTATAAATAAAAGTCCTCATCTCATTAACCAATCTCTTAGACCTAATTTTAATTGTATTGGTCCTAACTTTTTCCTCTAATAATGAAACTAGATTCAACCTAACTCCATTTACGTTAAAACCTGGTACTTTATTCTTATCATCCAAAGGGTTTACATTATTATTATTAAATAATCTAGATTTTGAGTCATCGTAATGTAAATTAGGGTATTTCATCTCATCTAATCTCATAGCAGTGGTTCCACCAACACCAATATTATCAACAACAACATAAGCACTATATCTTCTACCGTAATCATCAATAATTTCAGCGAATAAATCTGGTTGTATTTTACCTTGGTATTCACAAACTTGTTCCATTGTTGTAAAATCAATAATTTGGAATGTAGAACTATCTGAGCCATCACCCCTAGCAACATCACAAGCCATTATATACTCATGACCCTCAACAGGTTCGTTCCAAACCCAAATTAGACCGTATTGACCGTCAAAATATTTTTTATCGATAAACTTAGGGTTACATACATTTAATGTTTCTTGCATCACGATATATTCATCATCGATAACATTACCCCCAGAACCTAAAAACGATACGTCTAACTCTTGAGAAATTCTTCTCCTATCATTATTCATACCTTTACACATATCCTCATACCATGTGGATGTTGGTTTTAAATTTGATTTAATCTTAGTTTCGAAAGATTCATAAGTAAACTCAATTTCATTTGTTGAATTACCTTCTTTATCTAACCACCTTAAATCTTTATTATATCTAGGGTCTTGGTACCATTTCATTTCAATAATGTTATAATCATTATCACCATTAATGGATTGTTCGTATGTTTTATAATATAATGCATCATAACCATTTGGGGTTGAAATAAGAATCGCTTTTCCCCCAGTACCTAATGATGTGATAGCTGCACCGTATAATTCAGCTCCTTTATCAATAAATGCCGCCTCATCAAAAATAAGGAATGTTGGGGTATAACCCCTAAGTGCATCTGTTGATGTTGCTACTGCAATAATCTTACTACCGTTAATTAATTCAATCTCAATCTGAGAATCTTTTTCATATATAGTTACTTTTTCTCTATCTTTTGTACCATAGTATTCTGGTCCCCAAACCCATCTAGGTAATTGGTTAACAAAATCTTTAATACCTTTTGCGAATTTTTTTGCTAGTGTTAATTTATTCGCAATTACAATAATAGTTTCTGGGTTATTTTTATCAGCAAAAGCACATTTAATTGCCGCATAAGCCTGAGTGGTTGTTGATATACCAGCTTGTCTTGGTTTGGTAATTAAATTAAAACGATAGTGTTCATAATCATCAATAATCTCCCTCTGTTTTTTGAATAATTTAAAGGGAACATAACCCTCTTGAGTTTTATCGAATGTCTTCAAATACTTCTCTATTGCGTATTTCGGGTCTTCCGAACACAATAAATATTCTTCAAATATCTCTTCGTTTGTTAACATATCTTTTATTAATAAATATAATAGATTGTTAAAATGTGTGTAAAACAAAAAAAGACTAGTAAAACTAGTCCTTTTGTTTAATTAAAAATCTTCTATTGTTAAATCATCTAAGTCATCAATATTGAACCTTTCGTTTCCCACTTCATCGTCAATATCCAAATCATCTTTTATGTTTTTAGAAATCATATCGATAATATTTTGACCTTCTTTGGTACCACTCATTATCTCTCTCATTATTGGGTTAAATTTGTTAATTGGTAAAGATATTAAATCTTGGAAGATGTGATGTTTTATTTTATAATCATCATCACCTATAGACTCTAAAAATTTCTCCCATAAACAAGTCCCTAATCTCAAGTCCCAACTTTCAGCTCCTAGGAAATCAGCTTTACCTAAAACATACTCAACCATTTTTTCATTTTTAGGTAGACCATGTAATGATAAAATCTCCATAACACCTTTTATTAATTCATGAATTAATATTGGAAACGTTAAAGCTTGTGCTTTAATAATAGGTCTGTTGTTTTCATCAAAATCTATTTGAACCAACCCACTAGTTAATTTAGGTTTTGAATCATCATTAATGAAATAACTATAATCAACAGCTGTAACTAACTTAGTATACAATGCTGGTAATCTATGGTCAATATCCATCAATTCACTATCATACATGTGAAACAAGTGATTACATTTATTAGCACTCCCTTGAATCATAGCGTTTACGAATCTTCTTTTATATACCTCAGCATTTGCGTTTGAAATTGAAGCGTGGTTGTCAAATTCCATATCAGCAATTGTTATTGGTGATGGGTTTTTACTTACCTTATCCAATGTAATAACACTAACTATCTCAGCTTCAACTATTACATCATCTTCACTCATATCAAACTCTTCTCTAATAATCCTAATAGCTAGTTCAGTTAACTCACTATTATAATCATTTTCAATTGGAATGATTTGCTTCATTGTAGATGCTGAATTATTATATACATCAACATCAATTATTTCATCAACCTCAAAATGACGTTTATAATTTTTTAAGACATCACTAAATCTTTTTGATATTAATTTTTCTTCAAAATGAGATTCATCACTTTCTGGGAAAATTGGGTGGTTACCCAATGAATGTTTTCTATCTCTCAATTGTTTAGATAGAGACCCATTAATTTTTTCTTTATGTTTTTCATCATAAACCAACATACCTTCAGTTATGTTTGGTTTTTTTATGAAATTATTTAATAACGCTTTTTTAGCTATCTCTTTATATTTGCTCATCATTACTTTTTTTTACACTTTCTATTAAATCGTCTTTACGGATAATAGATTTATTTTCACCTAGACTTCTTATTGTAGAAATTACGCTACCTAATTTAGCTCTAGGAACTCCTATTTTTTCAGCAAACGCCGCAATGATTTCAGCTTTCTCTTGTGGTTTGTCAATCTTAGCAATAATATTTTCAAATTGACTTAAATTTAATTTATCAATGAATTTAGCAACATCTTGTCTTAAATCTTCTGTATTAATCTTATTACCGTTAACATCTGGATTTCCATCACCCTCTTCAATACCTTTATCTTTTCTAATGTAATCATATAGCTCTTCCCAAGCTTCATCACCCATTTCTGGTTCTGGTTGACCATAACCTACACTATTACTACTTCTCTCAAAATCATCTTCTTTGATACTTGAATTAAATAAATCTGCAAACTCAGCACTAGGTTTAAATTTAGGAGCTGGGCCTTTTAAATCTGAAAATTTTAAATCATAACGATTTAATATTTCTTTTACCTTAACAGTTGGAACACTGTCAGTATCTGAATAAACCATATACAAATCTAAAATTTCATCCTCAGCATCAGAAACTATTTCACCAGCTTTTTTTGCTATAGCATAAACTTTCTTTAATGGGATTGTTTTATATCCACTACCATTATCAGTTGAAGCTTCATCAACTAATTTAATAGTATCATCCTTACCCAATTTAGGCATTACCTTATCAAGACTGTCTATATTGACAACTATATTAGCTTCAACGATAGATTTTTTTATTCTATTTTTCATTTTTTTTGTTTGTATTTTTATATTCTAATATTAAATCTTTTTCGTATAATTTACCTTCAACATCACCTAACACTTCACCAAAATGAAATGCTATTCGTTTATCAGGGTATTCTTCATACTCACTAATATTTTCCCATGCTAAAGCTATTACACCATCCACAGCATCCCAAACTGCAAATGTATCACTATTCTGAATTAATGAAAGTCTGAATTTAGACTCTAGTTTACCAACTCGTCTAACAAAATGTGTTTTAGGTGGCTCTGGTTGTCCAGAAGCTGGGTATAAATCCCAATCCTCACCCTCAACATTTTCAGTGGTGTCTGAAAAGATGAATTCGTATATCAAATCACCTTTCCAATCCTCACCCAATTCATTAACGTATATTAAAAACAATTCTTTCATTACCTAGTAGCTTTTGGTTGTGGTTTTATCACTGGAACTCTCCAAGGTTTTTCTCTTCTACTTGGAATCGTTTGTGGTTTAACCTCTGGTTGTGTTGGAGCTTCCACTTCATCACTATGTTTTATTATTTGTATTCTATCAGCCATATTTTCAGTTATTCCTTCCACTTCATCACTATGTTTTATTATTTGTATTCTATCAGCCATATTTTCAGTTATTCCTTCCTCAACACCTAATTTAGCGTTTACAAATACTTGTTTATGGTCTTTAGGTAATATTTCAATTCCACTCTCAGCAACAAAATTTTCACTTTGAGTTGAGATTGTAAAATCAGTTATATCCTCAAACTCCAAATTAGTTTCATCACTACCTAAGAAAGATGCAACAGCTTCATATCTAGTTCCATTCTTATCTTGACCATCATACGCATATTCCCAACTTTCATCATAAGATACTGGTCTATTTAATAATTCACCCTCATAGAATTTAACTAATTTTAATTCACCGTTAACATTTAAAATAAGAGTTATCTCATCACCTGTATGACCAACAAATTTATGGAATTGAATTGAATCCATATTCTCATGAATAACACTCTCATCAGTTGAACCACCTAAAGCATCTTCAAACTCATCAAAAGCACCGCCACCATCTTCACCAGCGTTCTCTCCAGTATCACCACCAACATCTTCACCATCTGTAGTATCACCAAAATCATCAGAACCAGATTCCCCAGCATCTTCACCAGATTTGTTTATTTTTTTAATGATATCATTTTTATCTTCTGGTGTCATATCACTAGTATGCGTAGCTGATATTACTGAATTTATTGCGAATTTCTCTAACTCTAAATCAGCTTGACCTTGTTTTTCAGTATAACTTCTAATTGATTGTCCTAATTTACCAGATAATTGTTGTATATATTTCTCAGGATTTTCCTCTTCATTAGCTTCAACACCAGCATCGAAAGGTGTGTCATCAAATGGTTTATCATCACCACCAGCATCAGCACCACCATCACCACCTAAAGCATCTTCAAAATCTTCAAAACCACCATCAGCTCCATTATCAGGTGCTGGTTCGGTGTCATTAGAACCTTCAAAACCACCTAAGTCTTGTTTAGGTGGTTCTGGTTTATTTAATTTCAGTTTGTATTTAGTTTCTATTAACTTTTTTTTTTTAAATTAGCTAATAGTGCTAATTGTTCTTTTTCAGATAATAAACTCAAAGTTTCAACCAAAGAGTCAACTCTTTCGTTAGTTGATTCAGAAATAGCCGAATCGATATTTTTTAAAGTATCACCAATTTTAAGTCTTTTATTTTGAATAAAATTCTCTTCTAATTCACCGCTAATCATCTCATCAATTGAATCCTCACCTTCAGTCATATCAATTTCCTCTTCAACGATTTCATCATCATCAGTAGCTTCTAATTCCATGATATGAGTATCATGTCCTTGCCCTCTAACAATACCACACTCTTCACTGATTAAATTATCATTCATAAATGCATTAACATTATTACTCTTTCCATTAGCTTCAGCAAGACTGATAAATGATAAATTTAATTGTTTAAGTGCTTTAGAATAACTATTATAAGCTTTTTCAGTTTTGTTTTTTAAACCTCCGATGTATTCGAAGCTTTCAGCAACCAAATTAGGTTTATCAGAACTGATTTTAATGAAATAATTATGGTTCTCTCTTACAATAGCGTAAATATTACCATCTGGCCCTTTTTTCGTTAATTCAATTACAGACCTCGTAACGTTTTCATTAATTGAGTTATTACCCATTAATTCAATCATACGAGAAAGTTTTTCTTTACCTTTTAAACCGTTTGGTCTTATGTTGTTATTTTCCATATTAAATCTTATTTTTATTAATAAATATTATAGAAAAAGAAAAAGCACCCAAATGAGTGCTTTATTTTCTTATTACATATAATAAACAAAATTAGTATGTCGATAAACATTACCATCTATTCTAGTAACACCAGCATTTAGAATGGAATGTAGTAAAAATTCCTCAGCTTCATCATAAGAATTAAACTCTAATCTAACCGACATGTGAGAAATTTTTTTAGTAATATCTTTCCATCTAAACAAACATTTCTCACTAATGAAATAAATTGTTCTCTTTCTACTTGAATCGTAATTCAACTCTTTTATAATTTTATACATAATTAATTACTTAAAGGTAGTTTTATTGTTGGATGACTTTCATACCCAATTAACTGGAAATCACCAATCTCAATATTTCTAATTAAAAAACTAAAATCTGAGTGTAAAGGACCTACACCACATTCACCATTTTCAGTTGGCCAAAATTCTGAATTAATAAGAACTTTAGGTAATGCAAAAGGTTCTCTTGTGTTTTTAGGTAATTTAGAAACATATTCTTTTCTAGCATCATTTTTTAAAGCATCCATACCAGATTCTTGTAAATGTAATAATATATCATCCTCAGTAAAATCTCTACCTAATTGCTCTTGAATAGGTTCTATGTGGTTATTATACAAATGAACATCACCTAGATTACCTACTAACTCATCTGGTACCATGTTTACTATTTCACCTATAAGTTGTAATAACAAACCATAAGAAGCAATATTAAATGGTAAACCTAACCCAGTGTCTCATAATATTCATATAAGGTCGTTAATCTTATACCGTTCTCAAAAACCGTGTTTCATGAACTGCTTTATGTTTCCATAAAGATTAGACTATATCACAACCCTAATAGGGTTTTCATCGTTTCCACTCACTTGAGTGTACTTCCTTTCGGAATAGTCGTTACGCATTTATTTATAATGATATTCTGGAAAATTTTCACTTTTTATTCTATTTAAAATAGTGGCTGGAACGACTTTAAAATGTTTTGCACATTCTGATAAAGATTTAAATTCCACTTCATTAACAATGACTATTTTTTCTTGATTGCCATTATATTTCCCTTTTCTTAATTCACTTAATATGTTTTTGGTTTTTTTTGAGTGAGTTCTATTATAAAATGGGTTATTTTCACCACTTTTATCTTGACAAGCCATACATGTTTTCGTTTTACTATCAATTCTAGTTCCACATTTACAAAAAGTTTTACCTCCACGCCAATTAGGGTTTTTATCACCATATCTTGGTTCTGGTTTAGGTGCGTTTCTAAGATTTTTTATAGCGTTAGCTATTAATTCGTCTTTATTTGGGTGATTACTAATTAAATCACCACCACTAGCACTTTTTGATATGTTATATAAATTTGAAAAACATAACGAATCTAATAACTCTTGTTCTTTATTTTTATAATCTTCACACTCGAAAATAACTTCTATCTTAAAATTATCTTCACCATATTTATTAAACGCTCGTTGTAAATGGATACAATGATGTTTATTTTTTCTAAGTTCATTAAAATGTCTTAAACTTCTTTTCTTAATTTCTTTAGTACTACCTAAATAATATTTATTAGTTTCTAAATTGATAATTTTATAAATAACCCCCATATTGTTTTTATTATAAATATGTTGGTAAATTGAAAAGTAACTCTAAAACGTTATCACCATAAAATTTAGCACGGGATTGTCTACAACATCACTTGTTTAGGTTTCCCCCGTTTAGATGAA